TTGATATGCCGGTGATTTTTCAAGTCGTGCAACATAGTCTTTGCCGAGTGAGATATGCACAAATTTATATGTAGGTGTGAAGTAAGCACCTTTTTCGCCACTCACATTCACCAACGGCGTGAACCTGCTGAGAGAGTTCCAAAATTCTTTCTTGCCGACTGTGCCGTTTTCGAGTGAGTAGTTTGGTAATTTTTTCTTGTATTCTGTAAGCAAGTTGTACGGCATTTTAGATGATACCTTATCAATACCAAATGCGAGTACTTCTTTACTTTTAGATAGTTGCAAAATATTGTAGGCGTGTTCAACGTCATTATAGATTGCAGCAAATCCACAATTCGGATAATCTGCGGCGTTTATGCGCTGAATAATCGTGTTATATTCGCTTCTAAATACCGGGTCTATTTGAGAGAGTTGCACGGTTTTAATTTCATTGATGTGCATCATTGCCGGCATCATTGCAGATTTAAAATCATTGCCTGTTGCTCCAATTTTCTTGAAAAATTCGAGATGTGATTTACATAATAGATTTAAATATTTTTCACTTGATACATTCGTTATTGTTTGGTCAAAATTCTGTATTCTATCGCGCATTAATTTTGAATACATACTATCATCGCTATAATAGTACAGCAATGCACGTTTCATATTTTCGTATCGTACTGAGTAGCTTGCTTTCTTGTTGTCGGCTGTGAAAGTTACATCGGGTATTGATGCAGACAATTGCTCAACGTTTTCGATTTGTTGAGTGTTGACCACGTTGTTATTTGCTTGCTGTTGGTTCTTGCGTTCCTGCCACCTCAATTTAATTGCTTCCTCTTGTTCCGGTGTGCGGTTTGCATGACGTTGAGCCGCAATTTCTTGCGTAGTGAGTTTTGCTTTCGGGTTGAGTATGTTGTCAATCGCTGTGGCATTGTTACGGATAAAATACGGCTCAGTTCCAGTGTTACGAGCTGCGTTGATTTGGTCGGCGTGGTCTGTTACCCAATCTTTGAAGTTTTGAGGATATGAAGTAATTTCACGTCCTCGTTTGAGTCGTTTGAGTTCGCTTCTCCAATCTTCGCCATTGAGCATCATTTCAGTTAGATGTGCCGTTTCCTCCGGTGGTATCGTTATCGGAGTTACAAAGCAAAAACATTGTGGGTGCCACCCATCAAAAACAAAGTCCTTTGGATAATCACCGGCTAATTTGTCACAAATGTCTTTTTTCGGGTGATTGCGTGACATTTGCACACGTTGACCGAGTACAAAATCCATTTGTGACCAACGTTCTTGGTCTGCCCTGCGATACGCGATGTTAGTTTCAGTACGTGTCAGGCGCATTGCGTTCTTTGCCGATGATTTATAAACACCTGCACCTGTTTTGTATGAGTCGCGGTCGTAATCAATCCACTTATAAGTTCCGTCAGGCTGCTTTTCACGCTTTTTCCATTTCTTTGCATAGATAGGCTTTTTGCCGATGACGTTTCCGTCTTCGTCCGTGATGTCTTCTTCGCCTTTTTTGTAGCGAAATCTACGAAACATCAAATCCGGTTCGTTGAGGTAATTGCGAACTTTACGCGACATAGATGCCGCACTTTCTCCCTCACCAATCGACACGGTGATTGCCACTTCCATTTCATCGCGTAGCTGTTTGACTGATTGCCACACACGAGATGATAAGTTAAGACCTTTTTCAGAACGATTAATAAAAGCATTCATTGCAGATGCGTTGCGGTTCGTCCACGCGCTAAATTCAGGCGATGAGAGTGCTTCTTTGCCGAACATATTATTTACCAATTTGTCAGCTTCTGCATTTGCCAATGACCATTCAAGTTGCACACCTTGTTGTATCGCCATTGTAGCGACTGAGTGAAGTTGACGCAATAGACGTTCAACCTCAGTTTGCATCTTCTTGCTTTGGTCGTCAAATGAGAACATTACTCCCGGTTGCAATGTTGGCAGTTTTTTGTTGAGAGCCAAAATTTGGTTCACAGTAGCCGCAAACAACTGACGCACACGTTCAGCATACGCCTCTGTGCGTTGTATTCTTGCCATTGTTGCGGCTTTGGGGTCGTTAGTCTTCTTTGCCATGATGCTTATTCATCGTCCTCATCAAACCAATCTTCATCTTCAATGAAACCGGGCGCATCATTTGGATATTGCACAAATCCAATAGGTCGGCGGTTCTTGTCCTCGTCCGTTGGATATTGCTCACAATAAATGCAGATGCCACAAAAATACACTTTCGTTGTTTCGGTGTTTTTGTTTGTTGTAGTTTCTTTGAAAATGAGAGATTTCATTTGTTGTGATAAGTTTTATTTTTTGTCTTGGTCTTTGTCTTTTTTCTTGTCGTCAGGTTCGTCATCATCGTCCTCGTCTCCGTCCGTGAATGACTGAGCACCTGCACCGGCTGCGTCACCAAATATTGATTGTTGGAGTTTTGCGGCTTCTTCTTTTTCTTTGTTGATGCGTTCAGTTTCAGTGATTGCATTATGCACGAGAGGGTTGAGTTCGATTGCTGTTTCAGTTGATAAGATACCACCGTCAACGGCTTTGATGATGTTGTCGAGTGTTTCGGCTACGTCTTCACCAAACGGCTCTTGAAATTCGTGATTGATGATCATCTCGTCACATTGTGATTTGAGAGATACATCAAGTACGTTGCCAATTATTGCAGTGATGAGTGATGCAGTTCTATCCAACATCTCATCATGCGTTTCTTTTCGCTTACTTGCTTTGATGTCTGCCAACATCATTACAGTGCGCAATGCTTTTGCAGAGAGTTGTGAGATTGATTTGAGAGTGTCGAGTGTGATGTTTGGAGTAAACGACTTTGATAATATTTGAGTCTGTAACCAATCGAGTTCGTCTTTTTTCGATTGTGGAGCATTATCCCATGTTACATACTTTAATGCTTGGTCAACACCTTTGTCGCCGTTTGCGATGAGTGTTTTGGCTTCCTCCTTTTTATCCGGCATATTGCGGACGACATCGGCGTTCAGGACTGCAATCGGGTCAGCAAAATAGTCGTTAGTGTCGGCAGAACGTGACGCAATCATTTCTTCGCGGTGAATGAGTGGTTCAACTCCCTGCCATTCCTTTTCTTGGTGAAACAAGATGATAGGAATTTTGCCAATTAGATTGATTTCTTCGATAACGTCCCAACCTATTGCGCGTTGTGTGCATCGGTAGGTCGTTTCATTTGTAAAGATGTCAAAGTGATAAACGGTTTTGTCGTTGGCTTCTTTAACGTAGTAGCCCCACGCCACTGAGATTAAATTTTCGTATTGGTCGAACTTGTAATAAATCTCATCGCCTTTCGACTTTGCGAGTACGCGAATTTGCACATCGGGTTGTCCGTCATCATCCTTGAATACGCGAAATAATAATGCACTTTCCGTTTCAGCACCTGCGAGGCGTTTTGCCTGTCTTATCTTTGAGTTGAAACGTGTGCGCTTTATTACTTGTAAATACTTAGTAAACGCATCGTCCGTGTTCTCAGTCTGCTGAGTCCATTTGACCGGTCTGCCGTACATAAAAACGAGCGCAATTTCGTTGATGTACACCGGGTACGGAATAGGTAGTTTCCAACGTTCTTCACGTTTTTTGATGTTACCTTTTTTGTTAGTGATGATTTTCGGTTCACGATTGTTTACGGCGTGAAGTGATGTCTCATATTCTTTGAGTGCTTCGATTGCAACGTCTCCGCGTGTCTGCATTGACGAGCGTATTGCCGAAATGTCACGAGCCGCCAAAAGTTCATTAAACTCTTGCTTTCTGCCTAATGCATAATTAAAGCGGTTTTTGAAAAATTCAAACAATTGCATAATTTGGGGTGATTAAATCGGGTTGAAATTATCGTAATCAATGTCATCATCGTCCTCATAGAGGTCGTTGATTGCATAGCCGAGAATATCGACAAATTCATCGTGTGGTGCTGCCGGAAATGCGCAAACTTCGTTCAAAAAGTCCTCATTCCACGAGCCTTCAACGATGTACACACGACCGCACTCAATGCGTGGAGAAACAACGCGAAATCGCACCTCCTTGTCGTCTGTTGGAGTAGGCGTACATTTGACGTTGAGTGTAGTTGTCTCTTTGAGCATTTGTACTACACTTTGTCCGTTTGCCTTTGGCTCAATGTGCAAAATGCTTTCGCTATTGCCATAGTGAGCTTCAATGTAGTCAGGTAAAAATCGAAGTAAGTCGGGCATTTCTTTCCACACCTGCATTGCATCAAGTAAATAGATGTTGTTATTGATGCGACACGCTGCGAGAATGCCACTCGGGTCGTTGTCTTGACCTTTTTTCTTCTTATTGTATGCTGTATCAAGATAAAAATGCACCGGCTCACGATAGCGCAATGCACGAAATTCGTGTTCAGGTATTGTTCTAAACCAATCACGTTTGACAATGTTACCTCCCTCAATAGTTGGTCGCTGTTGGTAGAGTGCCGAAAATTCGCGAGGTGCGCGAGCCTTTTGTTTGAGTAACTTATTGAGTGAGTGCTTTTGCGGCCATAGAGCTTCGCCGATGTGCCTTTGTGATAAACCACCGTCATTCTCCACTTCGCAAAGTGCCGGAATGACCAGCACAGTCCAATCGTTTGGCTCTGCTTTGAGAATACGACCGGCGAGGTCGTCTTCGTGCCAACGTGTCATTATAAAAAGCTGCTTGCTATCATTGTGCAAACGTGTCGTTAATACCGTGTTATACCAATCCCACACACGTTGACGGTATGTCGGCGAGTTCGCTTCTGCTGCATCTTTGACCGGGTCGTCAATGATTGCAATATCAACCGGAGTACCTGTCAAGCCGCCACCGACACCAATCGCCTTGTAAAAACCACGATGATTGACCGTTTCAAATATGTCAACATTACGTAAGTAGCCGCGCACGTCTGTTCTTACATTTGAGCCGTTGAGATAGGTGTTCGGGAATATGGCTTGATATTCCGGTGAGTCTATTGTGCGTTGAATTGAGCGAGAGAATTGTGATGCGAGGTCAATCGAGTAGGAACAACCGGCAATTTTGATGTCAGGGTTGTCACCTAATACCCATGAC